AGCATCGCGTCATAGGCGGCACGATAGGTCACCTCAACAAGCTCAGCGTTCCGATCTTTAGCCTGCTTGAGCTGCTTTTGCGCGTTACGCAAAGCCGCTTGCAGCTCTTCAATCGTTTGCGCTTCTCTAAAGGCGCTCACAGCTGCACCCCCCGCGCCTATGGTGCCCGACCGTGTTGCTGCTGATCTTGTAGCCGCGCTCAGTAAGCACACGGGCAATCACAGCCGATGAAATCGCCGGATCGCTCAAAGCATCCCTGAGGTCGTCAAGATCAGGCTTTTGCATTTCGCCGTAAATCACCTTGACCCGACACGGCAAGCCGGGTCGTGTTTCTTTCGCGGCTTGCGCCATTTCGTCTTTCAATCCCATATGGGCACCCCTTTCTAGGCAGGGCGATTATGCCCCGCTCAGCCTACCGATGCAAGCATTACAGGTTGCAAAATTGCCAGTGCCAAGCTTCCCACTCAGGATTAGGCTTACCGTCTTTAATTCTTGGTCCCTGCAAATAAAACCCGTAGCGGGGCGCGTTTTTGCAGAGCCAAGCAAACGTTTTTGCGGGCACGGAAAAATCTTGCGCCAAGCCATAGCCGTGATTGGATTTGCCCGGGCTCGCCGCGGGTGAAGCCCCTGCTTTGAGGTACCACAGCTGCCCGTTCCATCGCCGCGTAACCGTCGGCTTTCTACCCGTCGGCTGCAAAGAGTACCGCTTTAAAAACAACGCTTCCTGAGCCGCGTAAGAGCGGTAGCCCGCGGAAACGGATCGCAGCATTACGCCGTCTTTGCGGGCGTCGCTGAACATGACGTTGCACCAAAAAGCCGCAGGTCCGTAAAGCCTGCCGCCCGCATGGATCGGCTTAAGCAGCTCTTCGGGAAGCTTCCCGTTGCCGTAACGCTTCAGCGTCGCGTCAAGCGTTACCGGTTTCCACGGTTCATTCATCGTCGCCCGGGACAAAGATATTTTCCGCTGCTCTTCCGCGAGCCGCCGTAATACCGTTCCCGACCGCATACCCGGTAAACGCTGTGATCACGGGCAAGCCTGCTTCAGCTGTGATACGCCCAAGCGCAATCAGCACGGTAACCGCGATAATGCCGATAATGATTACCCAAGCCTTAGGGGGGTTTTGCACTTTCATAACCTTTTCTTTCATTAGCCGTTTGCGTTGAAACCGTAAACGGAAATTGTGATATCGCTTGTCCAATTGCCCGTAGTGGTGAAAATGGTAAAAGCAGAGTACGCCGTTGAATTGTTGACAAAGCCTGCACCTAAGTTTGGTCCCGCACCTGCCGCCGTAGAAAATTGGGCGTGCATACAGGTCATGCCCGTTCGCACAGCCTGAGCCGGGTTAGACAGCGTAATATTTGCGTCAGCGCCGTTACCCGCTGTTTGGTGACCGATGATCGTAAAATAAGTTGCGTTGTTATCGCCGCCGCCCAAGAGGGCGCCCGTGTCGTAGCGGTTAGTGATATAACCCGCGTAGTAGCCCGTTGAGGTGCTGCCCAACCTCATACGCAAATTTTGAGCTGTGGCGATCGTGCCGCCGCTGATCGTAATTTTGTAATCTACAAAATCGCTAGAAAAGACCTCACTGCACACGACGGAAGAGGTGCCGTTGCCGCCGACAATCGTTGCAATATGGTAAAGACCGATCTTGTTGGCGGCTTCCGCTGTGTAGACCTCGCCCGCGGTAAAAATAGGTACTGGCATTTTTAAAATCCTAGTCTGTTTTCGTCAAGTGCCCCGAAGCCGTTAAACCCGGGAAGCGTGTTAGTTGCGTCGTCAAGTATAAAGAAATTGCCGTTGAGCGCATCGGTTACGTGATAGCGCCAATACGACGTTTCGGGGGTTGCGCTCAGCTCTGCGCCAACGATCCGCACCGGGATTACCTCGCCGCGAAATTTAAGCGTCGTCAAAGCGTTAATTACCGTGTCTTGCCAACCTGAGGGCGAGAGCGTCGGGATTAGCGCGGCTTGTGCTTCAGCTCGTATCGCAACAGTGCGAGGAAACACGCCCGAATATGACAGACAATTGCCGTAATACTGAGCCGCCGCAAGAGCCTTAGCCGTTGTAGGTGAAATCGTAGAAAGCGTCAATTCAATAACGGGTTGCTCGCCCGTCGCATATGTTTGCGCCGCCACTGCTTGCGGGCTGACCGTAATGCTTGTGTAGTAATCCTCAGCAGCGGATTTAAAATCAAGAGTGTCGTAAGCGCGCCAAGTGTTGTCGTTATCTTCATCGGAAAACCCGACGGTCAGCACGTAGGGTTGCGCGTTGTCAAGCAGACTCACGTAGCCGCTTCCCTCAGCAAGCTGCCCTGCATAGGTAAACCGCACGTCATCAAGAAATGCAGCCATTTGCTGCGACGCCGGATCTATGCGCCCGTCACGATCAACGGGCATAAAAAACGTAATGAAATAATCCGTGTCTAGGTCTGTTGTGTAATCGTCAAGTGGCTTAACGCCTGTTTGCAGGCTTACGGTCTGATTGTTTACCTCAGTGATATATCCGCCAAGCTCAAGTACGAGCTCATCAGCCCAACCCGTGCCGCCCTCATACGGTATGCCGTAGTTAATTGTCTGATCCGTGACAACCCCGGACCAAATAAGCACAGTGTTGAAGCTCGCCGTATCAGGGTCATAAATGTCAGCACTGACGTCAATTTGACTATTAAGCACTAGGTCAGGGTTGGGCGTAACCCACCCGTCGGGGTAGTGCAGGCGGATCGTGCCGCGGCTCGCAACGGTTGGCTCAATCCAACTTGTCGTCCCAAACGACAGGTCAATACTTGCCACGTTGTCAAGCGTGTATTCGCCGCTTGCCCCAAAAGCACTGACGTAGAAATTCATTACCGGATACCGATACCTGCGAGCGAGCCGTTGCGCCTTGTCGCTGTCTGCAACGCACGCACGACCGCTTGCGGATCGTTGTTGGTCACGTTGACGACGACGCTACTTGGGTAAGTGCGTGTAAGAGGTGCAGCCATGCCGCGCATTTCAAACATGCGTGCGCCTGCAGCTGTGGATTGCGGCACTTGAGAGCGGCTAAAAGCATCCCACCCGGGCATTTTTGACGGGCTAGGCAACGTAGGACCGCCGAAAAAGCCGGAAATATCAGAAAGCAGCTTTGCGCCCGACATGCGCGCGGCAAGGTTATAAAGGTCAACGAGCCCGTTATAAACAAAGCGCACGCTGTTATAGAAATCCCTAAAGAATTTACCGATGGGGGACGACTCAAAACCCGCTTGAGCAAATTGCCGCTTCAGCTCTTCCCAAGCGCCGCTAATCCCGTCACGCCCGAAAGCGTCGGCAACCTGAATTGCCATATCAGCAAGGCGCTCAAAATACGGCAAAACCTTGTAGCCGATTTCCTCAACGATTTCCCCAAACCGCGCCCTCAACCTGCCAAGCCTGCCCTCAAAGCTGTCAGCCGCGTCAGCTGCGCCGCCCTTAAAACGGGTCTCAAGCAGTGACATGATCTCTTCAAGGGATTTACCTTTAAGGTCGGCTCTGCTCAAACCTGTGCCAAGCCTGAGTAGCGCCGTGTTAGAGCCGTCAGCCGCCTTACCCATCGCTTCAACAATTGAGTCAAGATCTTTCCCGGTACGCCCCGCAATATCTAGCGATATGCGCATCGCGCGCGACGCCTTATCAGTGTTCTTAAACGATCGCAGCAACCTGCCTAACGCAGGTCGCAGGTCGTCGTCAGCAATACCCGTTGCCAACATAAGTTGTTCAACGGTTCCCTCAAGGCTGTCAATTTGCTTTTGATTAGCTTTTGCAAATTTCTCTGCTGTGCGGGCAAGGTCAATTTGCGATTTTCTGTCAGCGTCAGCGGCTTTAGCAGCGTTAAACAAAAATCCGCCCACAGCGACAGCAGCCGCGCCGATCCCTGCCAACGCTACGCCTGCCCCCATAGCGGCTTTCTTGACAGCAAACGACACTTTTTGTCCCGTTGTCTCTAGCTGACGGAAAGAGTCAAGCGCCTGAGAAACGCCCTTTTTGTTAAATTCGGAAATAATCGGGATTGAAACAGCCATTAAAAATCAAAATCCTCTCTGCGCGGCTTCAGCTTGCCGTTAATTACGTTGGCTGTTCGCTTCACAAGCTCTGTAATTTCCCGCTCAACCTTTGCTTTTTCTTTGAACACAACGCGCCCCAAGAGTCGCGTCTTACCGGGCTCTAGCACCTCGCCAAGCTCAGCGTTCAACCGCTCGCCAAGTACGTTGACGGTCTTGCGCCCCGCTGTCTCAAACACAGCCCAACCCGGATCGGTCTGCTGAATATAAATCGTTGCTGTCGGCTTTGAGCGTGTGTCAATCTTGACCTTTACGCCCCGCGCTGCACGCGCAACGCTGATCGGGAAAACGCCCCGCTTGCGTTTGCTGCCGCCGCCCCAAGATCGGAATTCCATACCGGACAGCGGAACAAACTTGTACGCCTTGCGCGCATCGTTAAGTGCAGGCTCAGCAACCTGCTTAACCTTATTGTTGAACGCTTTGCGCAGCTCAGGGTCAAGCTTGCGCAGCTCTTTAATCGCGTCTTTAGCGCCGACAACCCCAACCTTTACAGACCAAGCGTTAGTCATCGCTGCTTACTCTGCTCTTGCAAAATGCTGTATACGGTCATTAGGTCTGCTTCATCAAATTCAATTTGCGGGTGCCAAAACCCGACCGTTGCTAACAGCTCTGCTAGCGCAAATCGGTATTGCCCGCGTCGGTAGGGTTTGTCGGCTCTTCCCCAATCACCTCAATATTTTGAGTCTTCTTAATGAAATCATCAAAGATTGCGGGCACAGTAACGCCCGCCTGCTTTGACGCTTCGTAAGCCATATAAGCCAAGATTTCTAATGAAATCCCTTGCGCGAACGACGACGCCTGAACCTTAAACTTGCGTTCAACAGCGACGATCGTAAACAGGTTTGTTTCAACAACGTAAGGCTCGCCGTCGGCGGGCACTACCTGAAGCTTAAGTTTCATTAGAAACCCTTTCTTTTATTTAGTAACGATCAAGGCGTAATGTCGCGTGACCACGTGCCGCCCTCAAACGTGACCTCAAAAACCTGCATTTCGCCCTGCGTGTAGCTGTAGGGGGCGGTAGCAATCATCGTATTGCTAATCGTGATTTCCGGGTTGCTCGCGGAAATAGCAGCGTTGTCTTTCTTGAACACGATGACGGTATCGCCCTGCCCGACCTCGCCGTTCAGCACGGCTTCAATTTCGCCCGCGCCGTAGGAAGCAAAGAGAGTGAAAGAGCCCGAAACGGTCTGAAGCCCGGGCGCCATCTTGCTTCCCGCGTCACCGAAAGCCGTAATGTCAAGCGAGGCATAGCCAAGCTCAGCAGTGAACGCGCTGCAATTATCGGTCACGTCGGTTCCGCCGATCGTGAGTACCGCGGGACCGCCCAAAAAGGTCGTAGTTGCCATGTTTGTTTTCTCCTAGTTTCGTGCGACCGCTACTGCAACGGTCATTTCATAGTGTGGTAGATCTTGCCCGCCGTAGGTGGAAATACCCGGGCGGGCGTCGGTAATGACGATAGGCGAATTCATAATTGCATCAACCGTCGTTATCAGGTAGTCAGTGCTGTTTGTGTTTCCCGGGGGCACGCCTAGCACCTTTATAGGAATTTGAAATTTGCCGACGTTGTAGGTGAACGTATCCATAATCGGCAGCTCAATAAAAACCGTGTACGGGCGCGCCTGCCGCGGATCGGTAACAGCTGTGAGCCCAAGAGCGGCAAGCTCTGTAGCTACGGCTTCAACCGCCGTGGCGAGGATACCCGTCGCTGCCATTAGCCGACCTGCGGCTTTTTGCAGCCGATCAGCTGCAAGATACGCCCCATAGAAAGAGTCGGCACGGCGGGAATGTTCATGCCGTCAAACGACGCAAAGCCGTCAACAGTGCCCTTTTCCCTGAACAGTGCAAGCGCGTAAAGACCTGTGCCCAACCTAATGTCGGCACTTGGCGCAATATTGGGGTGATCGTACTTATAGCCGGACGATTGGCGCATGCGCCAAACCCAATCTTCAGCCGCTTCTACGCACTCATCAAGGTAAGTAGCGTCGTCACCCGTCGCCACGTAACCCAAGATTGTCTCAACGTAGGCAACGTCAATCCACTGCACAGACAAATGCAGTAAGCCGTCAACCTCTTGCTCAACGATCGTTGCGTTGCCGTGAGTGACCTGAACCGTTTTCAGTGTGGGGTCAACCGCGTC